GTGCCGATACCGCTGAAAATCCAGACGGTTTACACGGAGCCGCCCATTGCGGACAGGCTGGAGAGCGCCATCTCGATGGACAACGTGATCGGTCTCCCGGCGTGGCAATGCGGGCACTGCGGGGAGTATGTCGGCAGACATGATAAATACTGCAAAGCCTGCGGACGGCAGCTCACGGCACAGGCCGTGGCGGAAAAGCCGAGACTGTAACCGGCTGAAAGGAGCATGGGAATGGGCAAAATCGAAGTGTTTTTCGCCTCCGGGCACAAGGCGACGTTGGATGACAGGACACCGATTGACCGGGGCGATGGTACGGTGTTCGACTTCGCATCTGAAGGGAAAAACGGGGGCGATCTTACAATGGAGGACGCGCTCAACAAAACGGGAGCGCTGGTCAACTGGGACCATGTCGCGTGGGTGCGCAGGGTGAAGGACGAGGAGGAGGAAGAGGACTAACTCCACGTCCGACTGACTTTGACAATCCATCCAGGGGGATCGGGCTATAAGCCCAGCGTGCCGGTCTCATGTGCAACTCCACCGTCACGTGCTGCCCTGGGCGGGGAACGGGTTCAAGCGTGCGTCGGCATAGCGCACCACCTCCTCTTTTCCCCCTGACCCCGCCTCAACAAGGGCGGCTGTAAACCCCGGCGGCGTTTGCGGTCAGCGCCGGAACAAAAAACCGCGTTTTCAAGGGTATGGAAACAAGACGGGAATCAAAGAATGCTTACTTCTATCCTCGACCGACAACGAAGCGGAGGGTGACAACATGGAATGGTGGCTGTTTGGTGCGATGCTGGTGCTCATCCTGATACTGGCGGCGGAGGAGGCAAGGCACGGATGAACAAAAGAGAAAAGCAACTATACAACGTGTACCGCGTGGAAACATTTGGGAACTGTGAGGGAACAAAAGAGCGCAGGACCTACATCGGTTCGACGTGGGCTGTAAGCGAGAAAAAGGCGCGGGTGAACGTGGAGTACCGGGAGCGCGGACGGGCGATGTACCGTGGAGGCGCTGAGTTCGACCTCGGTGCGGAGAACTGGGCCGATATCCACTACGAAGCGGTATTGCTCGCAGAGGATCACCGCAGGGGCGGATGGTAAGCGGCGGGAGCCGGATGAGAGCGGAGGCCGAAAATGGACAACAAGCATTTTTACGAGATGTCAGGGGAAGAACAAGCCAAGGCTATGATATGGATCACGCAGAATATCTCTCCCCGCACAACAGCAAATTACAACTGGAGCAGTTACGCCATGAAGCACGTACTGGAGCGCCGCACGAACATCTATATGTCAAACAACCAGTTTAAGGAAGCTATGATGGCGTGCGGCTTTGACCCGGTAGACCCGCACGCGCTGAACTGGCACTTTGCTGTTAGTCAAAAGTCGCCAATTTTCAAGCTCCAGAATGACGGCTGCTACGGCCTGCCGACCTCGATCTGCGTGATGCAATACGGCGGATGAACACAGGAACAGCGGGAGGGAATCCATGAACAGGGACTGTATCCGCGTCGGACGGGCGCAGGACGTGCTGGCGGACATCGAGATGCACGAGGAGCGCATTGCCACAATCCGCGCCATCCTGACGCGCACCACGCAGCGCCTGACCGGGATGCCGGGCGGGGGCGGAAACCACGACAGTATGCCAAATCTGCTGATCAAGCTGGACGAGCAGTACCGGATGGAAGAGCGGGCCCTGCGTCGGTATCTGCACGAATCCGGGGAGGAGGCGGCGCTGCTTGCGGACTGTGCCGACGACACCATGCGGACATTCGTCAAGCTGGCCTATATCGAGCGCAGGCCGAAACAGGACATCGCCAGCCGGTTGCGGATCTCGAAATACTATGTCGAGAAAATCTGCGACGCGATTGAGAGCGCACCGTGCTTCCGGTCGGTGAACTGGGGGCAGTTTGATCGGATCTTCCATGGCGGAAACGACAGTGAAGATTGATTTTTGCAATGTTTATTTTGCACATCGAACAGTTTTTTGTTGATTTTTCAATGTTTTTATTGTATAATATAAACTGGGATGAGGTATAAGAGAAGTGGCTCAACTCCCCGCTTCTCCACCTTGTCCCGTCACCCCTCTCTTGTTTCTCCCTGCGCCCCTGCCGTCCCCATCCGGCGGGGGCTTTTCCATGCCCGCGCGGAGGTGAGCACGTTGCCAAGCGATATTTATGTGGATACCAGCGAAGCCGAGCGCGTGCTTAACGAACTGCGCGACAAATTCTCCGAAAAGACGCTTGAAAACCGTATGCGCAAGGCCGTGAGCTCAACGGCACGGAGAGCGGGCAGAATCATCAAGGACGATGTGGCGGCGCACTACTATGTCACGCGCCAGCGTGTCGGGAAGGATATCAAGCCTTACCAGCGCGAGCACGGCGGGATCGGCTGCATCATCCCGATCAGCGGCGTGCATGGCACAATCGGTGTGGGAAACGCCGCATTCAAGATCACCAACAAAAAGAGCGCGGCAAAGGGCAGCAAGCAGGCACGGTTCCGCGAGGTACGCAAGAAGGGCATCAGCACGCTGCCGGCCCGCGCGTCCGGGTTGCAGGGCAATGGCCCGATATTCATCGGCGGGGGCAAGCTGAACGGGCTGACGTTCACCCGAAAGCCTGACCGGCATCTGGCGCGCGTGACCGCCGAGGCCGTGTCGCACCATGTCAGCAACGAGGCCCGGAGCGACATCGAGAATCATCTGGGCGAGGAGATGGCAAACAAGATGTTGAGCCTGCTCTCCTATGATGCCGGAACCATCCGGGGGGATTGACGCAATGGAAGGAATGACGCAGGGGCAGCTTGCAGAGCTTGCCGGTGTAACCGCGCGCAGGCTGGCCCAGATTGACAAGGACGCAGACGGAGAGGGCGAAAAGCTGTTCGTCAAGGCGGACGGCGGCGGTTATGACCCGGCGATATTCGTGCAGCGCTTTGTGGCCTACCGGGTGCGGCAGGCGACCAAGGGCGCGGGATTCGACGCGATACGGACGGAGCATGAGGCCATAAAGGCCGAAAAGACCCGGCTGCAGGTGCTGCGGATGCGCGGCGACATGGTGGACACCATCGAGGTGCAGCGGCTCTGGGGCGACGTGATCAACACCTTCAAGCAGGCGCTGCTCCAGATTCCCGCCGCCGTCGCCCAGACCATACAGGGCATGACGGACGCGGGGCAAATCTCCAGGATTCTGGAGGAGGAGCTGCGGGCCGCCATGATCGAACTGACCCGCGCGGAATCGCCGCAATGGACGCGGGAGGAAGTGGACGATGCCGAAGAGGAAAGTGAGGACGCTGAGTGATCTGTGGCGCTTCGCCATGAAACAGATCGAACCGCCGACCATGCTGTCCGTCAGCGAGTGGGCGGCGAAAAACCGCGTGCTCCAAAGCGATTCTTCATCCAGCCCCGGACGGTGGCGAAACGAAAAAGCACCGTTCCAGAAGGAAATCATGGACAGTTTTACCGATGCGGGCGTGTGGAAAATCGTGATGATGACAAGCGCCCAGGTCGGAAAGACCACCATGCTGCTGAACATGATCGGGCGGAGCATGGATCTTGACCCCGGCCCGATGATGTACGTGCAGTCCACGCAGGACTACGCTGACAATTTCAGCAAGAAATCCGTCACGCCCCTGATTCTCTCCACCGCGTGCCTGAAGCGCAAGGTGTTCGACGAGAAGCAGCGGGGCGACACCAATACTGCCAGCCTGAAAGTGTTTCCGGGCGGCAGTTTGTTTTTTACCGGCAGCCACAGCCCGGAGAACCTGGCCGGACATAACGTGCGCTACCTGTTTATGGACGAGGTAGACCGCTACCCGGACAGCGCCGGGCGCGAGGGCTCCCCCATCCGACTGGCCGAGCGCCGGACGGAGACGTTCCACCGAAACCGGAAGATCGTTGTCACCTCCACCCCGACCATCAAAGGCGCGAGCAAGATCGAGGCGGAGTACATCAACGGCACGCAGGAGGAATGGAACACCCGCTGCCCGGCCTGCGGGAAGTACCACTTCATCACCTTCGAGCAGATCCGCTTCGACCGGGATGAGTACGAGGACAGCGCAGGCCACAAGCACTTTGAGGTCACCAATATGCGCTGGGTGTGCCCGGAGTGCGGCAACGAACTGAACGAGTACGACACGAAGCGCTGCGCGGGCAGGTGGATCGCCAGGAACCCAAAGGCGCTGAAAAAGGGCATCCGGTCGTTCCATATGAACGCGCTGATGTCCCCGTGGAGCGAGTGGGAAGAGATCATCCTCGCGTTTCTGGACGCAAAGGACGACCCGGAACTGCTGAAAACATTCGTCAACACGATGCTGGGCGAAAGCTGGGAGGTGCGCGACCGGAGCGGCGTGCCGGAAACCCTGTTTGCCCGCCGGGAACACTACACCGCGGAGGTGCCCGACGGCGTGCTGGTGCTGACCATGGGCATCGACACGCAGGACAACCGCCTCGAATATGAGGTCG